GCGACCCATCCCGCACGATGACCTGTCGATGGTGTTCCGCAAGTGCCGTGTGCCTGAGGAATTGGGCAAGGGCATCATGCTCGAGTTTTTCACCATGAATGGCAACCTTGGTGCATGGACTCACAAGAGGTGTGACTCGGAGATTGCCCGATACCATGCCAAGCATGAGCAAGCGTCACGGGCTGGCAAAGCATCCGCTCAAGCACGGTTCAACGCCCGTAGCACGGATGCTCAACCAATCATAAATCATAAATCATCAATCACTAATCAAGAATCAAAGAATACAAAGCCTCCGAAGGTCGGCACCCCTGACGGGGTTTCTGATTCTGTTTGGCAGGACTTCATGGCAGTGAGGCAAGCCAAGAAAGCCAAGATGACGGAGACCGCTCTTAAAGGATTGGTCAGGGAATCAAACAAGGCTGGTATTCCTTTGGAAGATGCAATTCGCATCTGCTGCGAGCGGGGTTGGGTTGGCTTCAAGGCAGATTGGATTGCTGAACACTTGAGGAATAAACCTGCGGCATATCAGGACAAGAATGTCGCTGCTGCCCGAGCAATCTTTGGAGACGAAAGGAGACTACCCGATGCAAGAACAATCGACATCGACCTCAAAAAGATTACCTGACCAATGGGTGCAGAAAATCTTTGCCACAATGCAAGGGCACTACGGCACTCGGTTCCTCAATATGTGGAGGACAGGGCAAGTATTGCCTGACGGCAACGATGCTGGTGTGGTCAATGCCATGAACCATTGGGCTGAGAAGTTGGGCGGCTATGTTGACCGACCCGATGTAATTAAGAAGGTTCTGGATGCGTTACCAATAGAGCCGCCATCTTTGCCGCAGTTTATGGAACTCATGCGTCATGCTTGGACTGCCCCTGTAACTCCCATGCTCGAAAGAAAGTGGACAGAAGAAGAACTGGAGCGAAACAAGCAAAGGGCGCAAGAGTGTTTAGCAAAACTCCGTGACTCAATGCAAGGAAAAATCCATGGACATCGTGGCGACTATCGACCTCCGAATAACCGAACTGAGGACTAAGTACAAAGACAATGCACTCGGCGAATACCGCTACCGCATCAATGAATTACAGAGATTGCGGGAGCATCTTTTAATCACCAGCGAAAAGGAGAATTTATGTTATCTACGAAACCCGTCAGGCTTGCATACTGCGACTACATCGCATGGCTCATAAGCACTGAACTAAAGACTCTGGACACAGCAGGGCAGAGACTTCTGTCCTCTGTTGGCAGGGTGCAGTTTGACCTCGGTCACCATGATGAGTTCTTGTCTACTAGCAAGACCATTGATGTAGAAGACCGCTACGGCAAGCAATACCGAATCACTATACAGGAACTTTAATCATGGCAGACACGACACAAGAAGACATTAGCCCGTTTCGGGCACTGGATTACATCCGAGACAACGCCAAAGCCTACGCTCAAGCAAAGGCAAACGTGGTCTATATGACGGAGTACCGCAAGACAATCAAAGCCACACTCATGGCATCATGCTCTGAAAAAACAGAGTCAGCCAAAGAGTCATACGCATACTCTCACCCCGAATACAAAAAGCATCTTCTTGCTTTGCAGGAAGCAGTTGCAGAGGCTGAGTTTCTACGCTGGCGTATGGTGGCAGCAGAAGCCAAGATTGAGGTATGGCGGTCACTGGAATCATCTGCAAGAGCGGAAGGCAGGTCAACCGTATGATGCGCAACCCCGATGCAAGACACTTGGATTTCCAAGACTTGGCGGGGTTGATTCCAGAACACCCCAAGTTTCTGCCCTCTAACCTCGACATGGTGTATGAGAGGCGAGGGCACTTTCTTGTTTGTGAGTGGAAAAGACCTCACGAAAATTTTGGCGGTGGGCAATGGATACTGCTTCAAGCCCTTGCCCGTACCCCCAAATTCTCGGTGCTAATTGTCACAGGCAACACCGATGCTGGCATGAGCATCCAGAACATTGAGTACCTAAAGCCTGACGGGTCACTTGAGCATAAGGGTGCTACCATGGTGGAATTCGAACAACTGATTCTCAAGTGGTTCTACCATGCCGAACGCCACCACACGCAAACACTACAACGAGGTTGCTGACCTTGGTTGTATCTTGTGCCGACATCTAGGCTATCGGGGAACCCCTGCTGAGATTCATCACATTCGCCGCCTTGGTGGGGTGAGGGATGATGCCCCCGTCATCCCTCTTTGCCCCGAACACCACAGAGGCAACTCAGGGGTGCATGGCATGGGGCGCAAAGCCTTTGCCCGTCATTACGGGCTGGCTGAAGAAGACCTGCTAGAGCAGGTTACTTCCCTACTATCTCAAAGTGTGGAGCATCGATAAACGGGCGTTGGTTTTGCTTGCGGCGTGAGTCAATGTAGTACTGCATTGCCGCCTCCATTGTACCGTTCCATTTTGTAATGTCAGGAATGTTCCAAGCGGCTCCCCACCGCAGGGACAAATTGATTTCTCGGGCAGCAGTTGCCATCGACAAAGCAACGTCATCGTACAGGTTCAATTCCCAAGAAATACGCCCTCCAAGGAATGCCACCAAGTCAACTGCTTTACCTTCTACATGAGTGCCACCATCCCGAATCTGGCTGGCACCTTTGTTGAATAGTTCAATCTGCCGCTCTTTAGTTCTTAGCCCCTCCGTCACAGCGAAGTCCACTGAGGTCAATTCGATGGCACGCTTGACGCATTGCACTAAGCGGTCATCTACCCCTACTAATCGGTCAAGGCTTCTCTTAGAAAGTTTGAAGGTCATTTCTTGCCCCACCCTGCAACTATGCGAGAGCCAAACAGAAAGCCGAAAGCAATGTTTGCCGCTTCTATGGCAAGGGTGCGTATCTCATCAGAAACGGGGTAATACAGGGTAGACACCCCGACACCTATTACCAGTAGTGCCCCGACATAACGGGCTGAAGCACGAAGGTCTATGACCCATTGGCTAGGGGTTCCGATTGGGGCATCTAGTTTGGCAAGAGCCTCAATGCGGGAAATCTCATTCTGGTCAAGTTTGATTTGCTCATCAATGGTGGTTGGTTTGACCCCTCCCATCCACTTAGTGATGAGTTGCTTGCCGCCTTCAACTGCTACAGGGACAAGTGCTCCAAGAATTGTCTCTAGTAGCATGACTACCTCCCAACGTGAGGCACAATGGTTGCCCAAATAACACCAGCCATAGCCACCAGCATGACTCCACACGCTTTAAGCAAGATGCCCTCTAAGCGTTTAAGTCGAGCGTTAATTTGTTCGTAACGCATGGCGCACACTTCTTCATGAGTGCTTAACCGTGCGTCAGTTGCATCAATGTTTGCCATGCTAGTCCTCTCTTTTAATTCGCAATTCTTCTGGAACCTGTGGTTCACCCTGTTGTTTAATTTTTGCCATCAAAAAAGAAGCGTTAGTTTTGGCTGGCATTTCTCCAAGTGCTTCAAGAATAAAATTGACTTCAGGGATTTCTAGTTCTAATTTGATGTTCATGGTGTTACCTCTACCCAAGATTTGCTTTCTTCGTTCCAGCGATATATCTTTCCGTCATCTGGATAAGGCACAGGTGAATTCCAATAGCAGGTTTGCTCATCAAGAACCCATGACGCAAAAGGCTGTGGTGGAATAAAAGCATCTAAAGCAGGGTCATAGGCGTAGCCAATGCCAGCGTAGTTCTTTCTCAATGCTTTTGATTGGTCTGCAGCAGGTTGTTCTGTCTCTGCAAGATAGTAAACACCGCCTCTGGTGTTGTAGCAAGTCTCAATCCATTGACCGGGAGAGGTATCTACAAACGAATCAAAAAATTCTGCCTCTGCGACAATGACCTGAACTACTTTTCCGTTAACTACTTTTGCAAAATGTGCCATGGTTTCTCCTTTAAGCCGTAAATGTTCCTGAAGTTGTGAAAGTGTGAACGGTATAGCTGCCAGAAGTTGTGACTGTTCCTCCTGTGCCTCGCTGACTTCCAAGATAGCGAATAATGACGATACCTGCAGCACCAGCAGTGGCGTTCTCACCGCCAACTGGTCTTCCACCTCTGCCACCATCTCCAGTATTTGTACCGGGAGTAGCACCTCCGGGAGTGCCATCACCACCACGTGCATAAGTCACTGAACTACCACTAATAGAGTTTGCTGTGCCAGCCCCACCTCCCGTAGGAGATGTGTCAGAACCTTGAGCCGCAGAGCCGCCACCCGGAGCGCCCTGACCACCCGTAAAGTAATTACCACCTCGGAATCCTTGACCAGCAGTTCCTGCGCCGCCAGCAGTTGCATTTAATGAGCCGCCACCACCTGACCCACCATCACCACCGTTTGTTCCTCCAGCACCACCACGACCACCACCAAGTGCCGTTATTGCCCCAAAAACTGAATTCGCACCAAAAGAACCTGCCGCACCTGTTGAGTTTGTAAAAGCACCACCAGCCCCTACTGTCACAGTAAAAGCCACCGCTTCAGTAACAGTTGTCTGTCCCGTCAAATATCCCCCTGCACCGCCACCGCCGCCATAGTATGAGCCTGCGGCACCAGAGCCTCCACCACCGCCCCCAGCAACTACTAGATATTCAACTACGTAATTATTTTGGTTAGCATAAAACGGCAACCATTGGGAATTGGTTGTGTCCCACCATTCTGGATGAGCCAGACTAGAGTTAAAGCGAACCATGCCAGCACTGGGACTTCCCGGTCTTTGTGCTGTTGTACCTACTGGCAAATCAAAATAGCCTGTAGAGGTATTGGATTGGTCAGACACTTGAGCGGGAGTAACACTGCCTCCAGTGCCATTTGATGCTGCAGTAAGTCGCCCTTGAGCATCTACCGTAATGTTGGCATTGGTATATGAACCAGCAGTGACCGCTGTGTTGGCAAGAGCAATAGTTCCAGTAGTGGTAATAGTGCCACCAGATAACCCTGTGCCAGCAGTGATAGAGGTAACCCCAGTATTAGCAACA